TTGTCATAATGTATAAAGAGTCAGCTCTATCTTGCTCAACCATATCGATTGTAGCTTCAATCAAGTTACTGTTATCAAAGTTATCAATACCAGGTGTAGCAAACACGTTAATGTTTACAGCTTCTGGATTTCTAAATGTCCAGATAGCTTCCAAATATGCGTAGTAATCTGAATTGATACCGTTATCACCATTTGTAAGTGTTCTGTTTTGGAAAGCACCACTCAATAAACCTTTAGAACCTAAAGTACCGTTGATTAAGAAACTATCTAAATTAGTTCTTCTAGTTCTGTAGATATCCCAACCATCATAACCACCGTAAGGTACAAATGTAAATTTACGAGCGTATACTTTTTCGTATGGTCCATTAAGCAAACCAGACTCAGTTCTAAATTGCCAGTCACCCGTGTCAAACAAGAATGTAGGGTTATAAGTACCACCAGAAGAGTTAATAACAACTGATACATTGTCGATAGTTGCACCAGTAGCATCGATATCCATGTGGAAACCTTTAGTTAAACCAGTCCACATATCTGGGGTAGTAGTTTGAGGAACACCTTTGTAATCAAAGAAGTCTGAATCAATACCTACTGTCTCAGAAAGACCTAAGTAATATTTACGTTTGTTTTCAAACGCACCATATTCTGTTTTATAAGTCAATTTAGGTTCAACAACCGTAGCGTTTGAATTTAATTGATAATTTCTAACTGGGAATCCAATGAAACCAGATGGGAAAGCATCTGATGTATCAGAAGAATCATCCATTTCAATAAGTACATATGAAGATTTAGAAGGATATATACCATCTAACGTACCAATTCTTCTAGCAACATAGTTGTTAGATGTTGGGTCCATCGTACATTTAGCGAATGTTTCTAATACTGTTGGCTGAGCATCTGTATCGAAATAAGCTCTAACAACCACGTCAAATTCTTTTGTATCTAATTTAATGTTTCTAATTGAAATTTTAAATTGTTCGTTAGCTGCGTTACCATCAGAGATAGTCCACAATCTAAACAATCTTAATAATTTAGTACCACGTAACTCAGATACAACGTAAGGAGTTACAGCTGGTTTGAATTCTTGTAAATAATCACTATATTGTTGACCATAATTAACAACCGATTGTCTGATACCTCTAATTTTGCTAGCATCGTTTAAGTTTTCAAACATAACGTTAAAGAATTCTTCAGCGAACAAAGCTGTGTTACCATCAGATACTGTTCTACCTAAAACTCTTGGTAAGTAATTTTTCTTAGTTCTATCTAAAGACATAACGTAGTTAAACGCACCTTGAATAGTAGATACACCAGTCAATGCAAAATCACCTAAAGAATCTTCAGTTGCGCCAGTTTGCGTAGGGTCAAATACAACACCAGTTGCACCAGTAACCTCAAACGCTGGTAATTGAGTATCTAAATTGATACCACCTCTAGAACGTAACAACGCTACTAATTGGTTTTCAACATCAGAATAACCAGTACCAGAAAAATGTACACTAACACCAGATGTCGTACCAGTAATGAAAGCACCAGCACCAGTAGTACCTTTAGCGGTAACCACTAAAGTCGTATTAAGACCACTAAATACTGTACCAGTTTTTTGAGTAGCGTCTATAATATCTAAAGTACCAGAAACTGATAAATTAGAAAGACTTGCTAAAGTACTATCTAGGTCACCATTATCGATAAGTGCTTGAAGCAATGGGTCAGCACTAACCAAAGTTACGTTTGTATTAGCTGATGTAGCCGTATACGTAAGCAAAGGGTCATATGATGTTGTTGATGTTGTTGCAGTTGTAGATAAATCTATAGCTGCATCCAACGTGATACCCCAAGATAAACCAGCATCATAACCAGAAAATCCTAATACTCTGGTAACGAATAATTGGTTAGATTGTGATAAGTATGATTTAGCAATATATGGTAATTCATATTTAGGTGCTCCAGTATCTTTTATTTTTGTAGCGTTTTGTCCACCAAAGAAAGATTGAAACTCTCCATAGTTGCTTACAAAAATAGGTTGGAAAGCTGGACCGATTGTTGTCTCACCAACTAAACCTAGTGTTGTAACACCTACTTGACGTGTTATAAATGTTAAGTCTTTTTCAGATGTATACACCCCAGGACTTACGAATACTTTTGTTGACATAATGTTCTTTTTTGTTTTATGTTATTTACTTTATGGTTTTCTTTATTATAAATATTGTGTTTTTTTCAAAAGTAGTCGCATTTAAAAAGATATATTTAATTTAGTATGAATTTTATCATACTTTTGTCATACTTATAGTAAAATCAATGAATGAAAAGGGATAAAAACATAAAAATAACACCAGCAACACATGAGCTTTTAAAGAAATATTGTGAAAGTAACGGTTTGAAAATGTTTTCTTTTGTTGAAAAATTAATCAAAGAAAAATGTACACCCAAAAAAGATATCTATGGTGATGAGATAAATTAAATTTCTATCTTGTACGCTTCAATGAAAATCTGGTCAACATCTGAACCACTTAAACCTAAAGCTTGCGCCATAGATAAAACCAACGGTGAATATTTGCTAATATAGTTAGCACTAGTCCAAGCCTCTTCTGCTTTTACTTTTTCATTACCACTCATTTGAGTTATCATATATGAAACCAAATCTCTTAGGTTATCAAAATTAGGGTCTGTAGAAGGCATGAAAGCCAACTGTGTTCTAAATTGCCACCTAGTTACTTTTAAAGGTGCACCATCAAAACTTAAATAATTAGAATCTATCTCATCGTAATTACCGTTAAACCTAGTAACTGAAACTTCCCCACCTTCAATATTGTAATACGTAACCTTTTGTCTGGTTTCATCGACACCATTTATTGTAACGATGTAATCTTCTATTTTGTATTTTCCTAAAATCATGATAAATATTTTTATTCGATTAATGCGGTTAAATATTGTCTAACAGAACTTGGGTTTGTTCCCCAAGTTGGTGTTCTCCAATTTATTTGTAACAAATCACCTTTTGTGACTAACATAGGTGTTGCTAATGTAAATGACAGTAATTGAGCCGCTGATGTATGTGCAACTGTTGAAGAAATGATGGAATCAGCACCAGTTGTAACATTTTTCAAAGAAAATGTGCTATTTTGAGCGGAAGCTAACGTACCAGCAACTGAAATCATCAAAGTAGCACTTCTCACCCAACCAGATGACAAAGCAATAACTTGTCTAGTAGCACCAGAAGTAGTTGCTGGGTCAGCCACAGTGAAATTACCAATATAATATGTAGTCGCATCTGCTGGTGTTATTACCGATTGGGAATCATGTGAAAATTGCATAACAACTGGTTTTCTATTTAAAATAACCCAGTTAGCACCATTTGATTGCAACAGTAAATCTTCAAATGTACCTAACGGTCTTATTAATTGCCCATCGATTGTTTCTGAAGCGTTAGCGTCTACTGTAACAATGCCACTACCAGAATTTTTGATATAAATAGTTCTACCACTATTACCAACAGCGGTATATAATACCAATGTAAATGTACCACCACTTATTTCGATTGTTGAATTTGCTGTTGTTGCTGTATATGCCGCACCTATTGTAACATATGGTGAAACATAAACACCATTAACAGTACTTGCAACCAGTCCATTTGTGTTTGCGGTAAATGATGGTGTGGTTAATGTTGTTGCAGATATTGTATTGGCTGTTAAACCGTTTGTGAAATTAGTACTGCCAGTTACGGTACCACCATTAAAACTAGATGAAATCGCTTCTAAATTAACAGTTGTTGAATTATCACTAATTGTAACGGTACCACCAGTAGACGTTAAAGACTTAAATTGTAAATCAGCCGCAACTTTTTGTGCAAATAAACCAGTACCAGAACCTAAATTTGAGGCTGTGTTAATTTCACCACCACCACCAGACAATAGATTGGTACCAATACCAGCAGCTGCCGCAGTTAAATCAATATAAACCCCTCTATTCGTACCAGCTTGTTCAAAAATTCTAACTCTATTTTGGAAAATATCTACTGTTACACCACCACTTAAAGTTGTGTTTGTAGCTGCTTTGTTAAGGAATATTTCACCACCTTCATCCCCAGAAGAATACATTGATTTTAAATTCTGTAAAGAAACCAAATCACCAGTAGTTGTTGTTGTACCACTAACATTTGTATTACCAGTAACTGTTAAATTACCTTTTATCGAGTAATCACCATTTAATACCTTGCTACTAGTCCAAACATTATTACCATTATAAGCACTATATGTTAATAAGTCACCATATGTAGCACCAGTCGTCATAACATTATGTAATTCTTCTAATTCATAACCATTTTGAGGTAATACATATAATTGACCATTACCATTATTGGCTCTTTGAACAACACCAATAAAAACAGTATGATTTGGTGCGTATTGTTTTACATTTGTATACTGACCAGCTATATTACTTAACCATAAAGTATCACCAGCAGTATATACTCCCAAGTTTAAACCATCCAATGTACCTTGTGTTATTACATAACCCAACCCACCACTTATAATGCTTTCAGCAACAACACCTAAAGTTTTAGATGATGTTGTTTCACCAGTATTTGACGCTCTTTTAACAGAAATTTTATCACCAGTCGCCCCAAAAATATAAACAACTTCACCTTTATTCAAGGTTGTTGCTTCACCATTTTTAACAAATGCGAAAATAGTTTCACCTATTTTTTGAATAATCCCACCAACCATACCTACTTGAGGTACACCAAAATCAGTGTTCCAAGTCATTGAACCAACAGGCGTTGCTCCAGTATATGTAGTGTTAAAAGATATTACAGTTGCTGATAATGTTGCTGCTGAAACAGTAGGGGCGTATAATGTACCAGTCATTGTATCACCAGTTCTTGCCACCCTATCCCAACCAATTGGAAGTATTGAATTTGCTGTTGTGCCAGATGCGTATAAAACAACATCTGCTGTATTTAAAGCCAATTCACCTAATTGTAAATCACCAGCTAATGGAATTTTACCAGAAACGTTTGAACGTTTCAATAAAAATGTATTTTGTCTGTTTGCCATGTATATAATGGTATGTCTTAAAAATCTCTATGTAGAGTTATATTGTGGTTATGTAACCTTATAAAAATAAATATGCACAATCGTTAAATTGTGCATATTATAATTATGTTATTTTTAAAGTAAACTATTAGTAAGTACCACCATCTAAAATATCATCTTCGGCCAACACTCTTTTTCCATTTGGTGAACTAGTTGTACCAGTATCTCTAATAAATATATCATGTAAATTAGTAGCAAAACCTCTTTGCGTTAATGTAGCACCAGTCCCTCTAATATCAAAATAAACATCATCAGTACCACCAGAACCATCTTGAATCACCCAACCAGCACCTAACGAAGCTGACGCTGAAGAACCAGTAGGATTGTAATTTAATGTTATTGTATTGTCTTCTATATATAAATCACTAGTGAACGCTGATATTGCTGCGCCAAACACTGTTAAACTACCGTTAACAACTAAATCACCACTTCCAGGATTTCCAAAATCACCACCAGAACCAATAACAACACCACCATTT